GCGCCGAGCAGCGTGTGACTTTGTCGCCGGAGGACCAGGCGCTGGCTCGTGACTACCAGGCCGTCCTTGCCGGTGATCCGTGCGTCTACTGCGGTGGGCCGAGTGGGACTGTCGACCACGTCCGACCGATTAGAAGTGCAGGTACCGACGCCTGGGAGAACCTCGCTCCTGCGTGCCAAGGATGCAATGCCTCAAAGAACGACTCAGAGCTTCTCCACTACCTGCTTCGGAGGCTTAGCTATGGCGGACCCGAAAGCCGGGGAGGTGACAACCTCCCAGTTCGGAACGCTTAACAAAGCTGACCTCGACCTTGTCGTCGAGTTTGCGGGCTGCTCCCTTGATGAGAAGCCCGGTTCCAACTGGGTTTGAACGTCCAGTCAGCCGGCGGGCTCCCGGAGTACATCTGCATCATTGCACGCGCTATAAAGAAGACCGGCAAGACCACCGGCGAGGCCATTTCCATCGCCGTGTCCCGGGTCAAGAAATGGGCGGCCGGTGTCGGCGTCGACAAGGGTACCCAGGCCAAAGCCGCCAAGGCCGTGGCCGAGTGGGAGAAGCTGAAGGCCACGAGCCACGCCAAAGCCGACGCCAAGGATGCCAAGAAGGTCGCAGCGTCGGGTGACGACATCAGCGACGCGTGGCTGCTCGCCCAGCTGCCGTTCATCAGCCCGTGCCACGCGACCGCCACCGATCAGATCCTGCTGTCCATCGACGTCGCCCGCCAGCACGGCTGGTCCGCTCTGGAGCAGATCCTTGCGCTGACCGCCAAGCGCTGAGCGTGTGATGTTCGACTTCGGTGAGGAGATCCGCCGCGCCCGCGCGCAGGCCGACCGTGATGCCATGGCCGCCGCCGCCGCCGACGCAGCTGTCGCCGTGCCGTCGGTCGGGTCGTTGTCCGGGATCTTTAAAGAGGAACCCGTCCCGCTGACCGTGTTCGTCCAGGACAAGGGTTACCTCGGTAATCCGCCGTTGTCCGCGGTGCAGTACGACGCCGTGCGCCATATCGAGCGCATCTACTACCCGGACATGTACAAGCGGTTGGCCGACGAGTTCGAGACCGGTAAGAAAGCCGACCGGCTCTACGTCGGATCCGTTTCGGCCTGGCGCGAGGAGCCGTACTGGTCCGAGAAGCTGCGCATGGTCAACTTCATCACCCTGCAGTGGGGTAAAGGCAGCGGCAAGGACCACATCTGCCGGGTCGCCTCGATGCGGGTCGCCTATCTGCTGATGTGTCTGCAGTCCCCGCAGCAGTATTACGAACTGCCGCAGCAGGACACCATCCACCTGCTCAACGTCGCTTCCAGTTCCGGGCAGGCCCAGCAGGCGTTCTTCATGCCGGTCGTGCGCGCCGTCAAGTCGGGCTGGTTCAAGGACAAGTGCACACCCCGGCAGAACTCGATCTCTTTCGCCGGGAACATCGAATCGGTTTCCGGGCACAGCGACGCGGAGTCCCAGGAGGGCCTCAACCTCCTACTTGCCATCGCTGATGAGATCGACGCGTTCCGTTCCAAGACTGAAATGATCACCCGTAAGGCCGCGTCGAGCCGGGAACCGACGAAGTCGGCTGAGGGCATCCTCAATATGATCAAGTCGTCGTCCAGCACCCGATTCCCCGAGTGCTTCAAGAACGTGCGGATTTCCTATCCGCGTTACCTCGGGTCGACGATCCAGCGCCTCACCGACGACGCCAAAAAGGACATCGCCGAGAACGGCCGCAAGTCGCGCCATTACGTGTCCGGGCCCTTGCCGACCTGGGTGGTCAACCCCCGCGTCAAGGGTAAAGAGGCATTCAAGGACGACTACCGCGAAGACCCGGTGACCGCCAAAGCCAAGTACGAGTGCAAGCCGTCGCGCGCGGTCAACCCGTACTTCCGTAACGTCAAAGCCCTCGACGCCTGCTTCACGCCCTACAACCGGCTTCCGGTCACTGTCGACTACGTGGTCGAGACCAGCAACAACCGTCGCGTGTGGGTACCACGGTATGAGTTCGCCGACTGGTTCAAACCCGTGCGCGGCGCCCGCTACGTCATGCACGCCGACCTTGCCATCAAGGGCGACGCCGCCGGCATCGCTCTCGCCCACGTCGCCGACTACAGCGAACACAGCGCGTTCAGCCTCGACCAGGACGGCGCCGACCACCACATGCGTGAGGTTCGCCCGCACGTCAAGGTCGACTTCGTCATCACCTATAAGGCCGACATCAGCCAGGACCCGCCCCGGGAAATCCAGATCCGCTGGGCCCGGCAGTTGTGTTTCGAGTTGATCCGGCGTGGCTTCAACATTCAGCTTTATACCTTCGACACTTTCCAGTCGGCCGACTCCATGCAAATCCTGGAGGAGAAGGGCATCAAGACCGCCAAGGTGTCGACCGATCTCACCGGCGACCCGTGGCGCAACCTGCTCGATCTGGTGTCCGACGGTCGTATCAGCATCCCCCGGCTGCGTTACAAGGACGAGAACGATCCCCTCCACGAAAGTTTCCTGCTGCGCGATGAACTGTTGTCGCTGACCCGGATGCCTAACGGCCGACTCGACCATCCCGCCGACGGATCCAAAGACGCCGCCGACGCTCTGGCCTGCGCCGTGCTGGGCGCCATCCAACTCGGCGGGCGTGAGGAGAAAGGTGCCCCGCGCTCTTACTACGGGGAGGCCAAAATCGTCACCGGCGGCCGGGCTGATCTGCCGTTCGGTGTTCGTAGCCTCAGCACCGTCTGGGCCAACGAGCTGCCCTCACCGTTCTGAGCCCATCCGATAGATCAGTCATGACCGCGCCCATCAAAATCACCCCGCCGGGCGCCGTGCTGCCGAAGCCGCCCCGCGAGGTCCAGGTCGGCGTCTCCTCGTTCCTGCCCTTCCAGACCCCGTACCGCAACGTCTGGGAAGCCCTGCGGACCGAAGAGGTCACGGTCCGCCAGCTGCAGGCCATGCGTAAGACCGACGGGCAGGCCCGCGCCCTGTACCGGCTGCTCACCTTGCCGATCCGGGCCGCCCTCAAGACCGCCACCTTCGTGCCTCAGGACAACGTGGAAGGCGGCGAGGAGGAAGCGAAGTTCATTCAGGACATGCTGACCCTGCCCGCATCCGGTGGCGGCATGACGGTGCCCTTCGGTCGGGTCTTGCCGCAGCTGTTGATGGCTTTGTTCGACGGGTTCACGGCCTTCGAGATGGTCTACACCATCCCTAAGCGTGGTGTGCTCAAGGGCAAGGTCACCCTGCAGAAACTCGCGCACCGCCCGTCGGACACTCTGACGTTCCTGCTGGACGACGACAGCAACTTCGCCGGCCTGCGCCAGCGGACGATGTATCAGGGTAAGACCGTTGATGTGGTCATCCCCGGCGACCACGCCCTCTACTACGCCGCGAACGAGGAAGAGCGCCCGTTCTACGGCCAGTCATATTTCGCCGCCGCGTACAAGCATTGGGAAGCCAAGTTCAAGCTGTACGTCATCGCCCACATCGCCGCCCAGCGCGCCGCCGTGGGCACCCGGATCGGCACGATGACCCCGAACCCGGAGACCACCGAGAAGAACGAGTTCGCCCGCGCCCTCGCCGACCTCGGCATCGCCCAGTGGATGATCGTCCCCGACGGCTACAAGGTCGAGAGTCTCAAGGAGTTCACCGGCTTCGACTTCCTGGCCTACATCAACCACCACAACAGCCAGATGTCCAAGAGCATCCTGGCTGCGTTCTTCGACGACGCCCAGGGCACCGGCGGCGACGCGTCCCTGGTCGACTTCGGCCGTCAGTCCGACGCCCTGTTCATGATGATGCTGCAAACGATCATGGGTGAGATCGAAGAGGTCATCAACACCAAACTCATCCCGAGGTTCATCGACTGGAACTTCGACTCCGGCAAATACCCGAGGTTCCAGTTCGGGTCGCTGACCGAAGAGCAGAAGTCCGCGCTGGTCGACATCTTCAAAACCCTCGCCGTGGCCGGTCAGTCTCTCACCATCCGGCCCGAGTTCGTTCACGAACTGGAGAAGCAGGTCGCCGAAGAGTTCGGCCTGGAGATCGACTGGAACGCCATCGAAGATGAAATGGCGCAGGAGAAGGAACAGCAGAAGCTGCTGGAAGAGCAGCAACAGCAGCAGCAGATGATGTCGCCGGACATGTCGGTCGGCTCTCCCGGCCCCGGCGGAGCCCCCGGTACCCCCGGCCTTGGCCCGGCTGCCGCCCCGGGAAGTGGCCCCATGGTCGGTCCGGCCCCGTTCCCCGGCGGCTCCACCGACATCAACCCGGCCTTGGTCCCGGAAGGGTTCGTGTTGAGCAACGCCAGCGATGAGCCGTTGACACTGTCCGACATGGCCGCGCAGCTGCTCGACGATGCCATGCTCGAACTCGTCCGTGGCCGGCCGAACTCCGGCGGGCCTAAATTCATCCGCACCGCCGAAGGCGCCCGCGTCTACGGCGCCCCCATCGGCACCCCCATCACCCGCGACATGGAGAACCGGGCCGGAGCCCGCGGCGTGGAGGGTAAGTCTTACGGCGCCGGTCGCGTCCGCAAAGACGACGGCACCAATTCCCAGGGCAGCGGCAACAATTCCCCGGGCGGCGGCAATTCCCAGGGTGGCGGCAAGGGCTCAGCGCCCACCGATGCGAGCATCAGCCAGGGCGGCGGCACCGGCGCGAAACCCCAGAACCCCGGCAGTGTCAACGTCGACGGTGGCGGCGCGACCAAAGCGCAGCGGATCCTGTCCAACCCCCAAGAGCCCGGCGCGCAGCTCATCGATTACGGCGACGGCACCGTCGCGATCCGCGACGCCCACGGCAGCCTCAGCCCTCGCCAGCGGTTCAACATCGACGCGTTCGTCAAGTTCGGCTGGAAGGTCGACTCCAGCTTCGGCGGCGCGAAAGACACCGGCACCAAGGCCGCCGCCGGCACCAAGGCCGCCGACGCCAAGGCCGCCGACACCAAGGCCAGCGACGTCAAGAAGACGGAGTGAACGCCCTCGCTCTGGCGCTGCTGGCCATCGAGGTCCGCGCCCGAGCCGATGTCACCGAACAGATCGAGAAGGCGTCCGCCGCCTACGCCGGATACCTGGCCGCCGTGATCACCGACGGTGAGGTCCTGGACGGCAACAGCCTGAACTCCCGCGCCGATCTGCACCAGGCCCGCACCATGCTGTTCGGCGCCGCTCAGCGCAGCATCCACGACAGTGTCGCCACCGCGTACACCGCCGCCACCACCGTCGCCCGGAACAGCCTGGTCGGTGACCTGGCCGAACTGGGCCACGACGTGCCCGACGACCTCGGCGACCTCGGGGCAACCCTGACCGCGCTGGAAGTCGACATCGACAACGCGTTCGGGCAGTTCCAGACCGAACTGCAGAACGGCATCCGAACCGCGTACGACACCACCGGCGGACCCCAAGCGGCCCGGCTCATCGCCGCCCGCGGTGTCCTCGACCGCGCCTCCGGCCGCCTGCGGATGCGGGTCGGCACCAGCACCACCACCGCCGTACACCAGGGCGCGCGTGACGCCCAGACCGCCGTGTTCCGCCGCTACGCCGACATCCACGGCTACGCCACCGTCAAGAAACGCTGGATCGTCACCAGCAAAGACCCCTGCGGCATGTGCCGGGCGTTGCACGGAACCGTCGCCGACATCACCGCCGAATTCGACCGCACCGCCAACGACGGCCCCGAATCCCTCAAGGCCGTCTACCTGGACCTGCAAGGACCGCCCCGGCATCCCAATTGCCGATGCCAGCTCGAACTGGTCGTGACCTGATGCAGCACATCCTCGTGCACGTCCACTACGACCTCGGCCCCATCGGGGCCTGGTCCTACCACGACACCACCGGCCAGCTCACCCAGTACTACACCGACAGCCTCGACCTCGACATCAGCGGACGCGCCCGCCACCTCATGGCCGCACGCAC